GCATACAGCAACAACATGGCCTGGTGTCTGTGGGATATGCTGACCCATCCGCGCTACGGCATGGGGAAACGTCTTGGTGCGGCGGATGTGGATAAATGGGCGCTGTATGTCATCGGCCAGAATTGCGACCAGTCGGTGCCGGACGGCTTTGGCGGCACGGAGCCGCGCATCACCTGTAACGCTTACCTGACCACACAGCGCAAGGCGTGGGATGTGCTCAGTGATTTCTGCTCGGCGATGCGCTGTATGCCGGTATGGAACGGGCAGACGCTGACGTTCGTGCAGGACCGACAGTCGGATAAGGTGTGGACCTATAACCGCAGTAATGTGGTGATGCCGGATGATGGCGCGCCGTTCCGCTACAGCTTCAGCGCCCTGAAGGACCGCCATAATGCCGTTGAGGTGAACTGGATTGACCCGAACAACGGCTGGGAGACGGCGACAGAGCTTGTTGAAGATACGCAGGCCATTGCCCGTTACGGTCGTAATGTCACGAAGATGGATGCCTTTGGTTGTACCAGTCGGGGGCAGGCACACCGAGCCGGGCTGTGGCTGATTAAAACGGAACTGCTGGAAACGCAGACCGTGGATTTCAGCGTGGGCGCAGAAGGGCTTCGCCATGTGCCGGGCGATGTTATTGAAATCTGCGATGATGACTATGCCGGTATCAGCATCGGTGGTCGCGTGCTGGCGGTGAACAGCCAGACCCGGACGCTGACGCTCGACCGTGAAATCACGCTGCCATCCTCCGGCACCACGCTGATAAGCCTGGTTGACGGTGAGGGTAATCCGGTCAGCGTGGAGGTCCAGTCCGTCACCGACGGCGTGAAGGTGAAAGTGAGCCGTGTTCCTGACGGCGTTGCTGAATACAGCGTGTGGGGGCTGAAGTTGCCGACGTTGCGCCAGCGCCTGTTCCGCTGCGTGAGTATCCGTGAGAACGACGACGGCACGTATGCCATCACTGCCGTGCAGCATGTACCGGAGAAAGAGGCCATCGTGGATAACGGGGCGCACTTTGACGGCGACCAGAGCGGCACGGTGAATGGTGTCACGCCGCCAGCGGTGCAGCACCTGACTGCCGAAGTCACCGCAGACAGCGGGGAATATCAGGTGCTGGCCCGCTGGGACACGCCGAAAGTGGTGAAGGGCGTGAGCTTCCTGCTTCGCCTGACCGTGGCAGCGGATGACGGCAGTGAGCGGCTGGTCAGCACGGCCCGGACGACGGAAACCACATACCGCTTCACGCAACTGGCGCTGGGGCGTTACATGCTGACGGTCCGGGCGGTAAATGCGTGGGGGCTGCAGGGCGATCCGGCATCGGTATCGTTCCGGATTGCCGCACCGGCAGCGCCGTCTCGGATTGAGCTGACACCGGGCTATTTTCAGATAACCGCCACGCCACATCTTGCGGTTTATGACCCGACGGTACAGTTTGAGTTCTGGTTCTCGGAAAAACGGATTGCGGATATCAGGCAGGTTGAAACCACAGCCCGCTATCTTGGCACGGCGCTGTACTGGATAGCTGCCAGTATCAATATCAGGCCGGGCCATGATTATTATTTTTACGTTCGCAGTGTGAACACCGTTGGCAAATCGGCATTCGTGGAGGCTGTTGGTCGGGCGAGCGATGATGCGGAAGGTTACCTGGATTTTTTCAAAGGCCAGATAACCGAATCCCATCTTGGCAAGGAGCTGCTGGAAAAAGTCGAGCTGACGGAGGATAACGCCAGCAAACTGGAGGAGTTTTCGAAAGAGTGGAAGGACGCCAGTGATAAGTGGAATGCCATGTGGGGCGTCAAAATTGAGCAGACCAAAGACGGCAAACATTATGTCGCGGGTATTGGCCTCAGCATGGAGGACACGGAGGAAGGCAAACTGAGCCAGTTCCTGGTTGCCGCTAACCGTATCGCGTTTATTGATCCGTCTAATGGCAACACAAGACCAATGTTTGTTGGTCAGGGCGATCAGATATTCATGAACGACGTGTTCCTGAAACGCCTGACGGCTCCGACCATTACCAGCGGCGGTAATCCTCCGGCATTTTCCCTGACACCGGATGGGCGGCTGACGGCGAAAAATGCCGATATCAGCGGTAACGTGAATGCGAACTCCGGGACGCTCAACAACGTCACGATTAACGAGAACTGTCGGGTTCTGGGAAAACTGTCCGCGAACCAGATTGAAGGCGATCTCGTTAAAACAGTGGGCAAAGCTTTCCCCCGGGACTCCCGTGCACCGGAACGGTGGCCATCAGGGACCATTACCGTCAGGGTTTATGACGATCAGCCGTTTGACCGGCAGATTGTTATTCCTGCGGTGGCATTCAGCGGCGCTAAACATGAGAGAGAGCATACTGATATTTACTCCTCATGCCGTCTGATAGTGCGGAAAAACGGTGCTGAAATTTATAACCGTACCGCGCTGGATAATACGCTGATTTACAGTGGCGTTATTGATATGCCTGCCGGTCACGGTCACATGACGCTGGAGTTTTCGGTGTCAGCATGGCTGGTAAATGACTGGTATCCCACAGCAAGTATCAGCGATTTGCTGGTTGTGGTGATGAAGAAAGCCACCGCAGGCATCAGTATCAGCTGAATTTTATAACCCATATACGGGCGCCAGAAATGGCGCCTTTTTTATTGCAGAAAAGCGAGAGGTAATTATGCGTAAAGTTTGTGCAGCCATTTTGTCCGCAGCCATTTGTCTGGCCGTATCCGGTGCGCCTGCATGGGCGTCTGAACATCAGTCCACGCTGAGCGCGGGGTATCTTCATGCCTCGACGAACGTCCCCGGCAGTGATGATCTGAACGGGATTAACGTGAAATACCGTTATGAGTTTACGGACACACTGGGGCTGGTGACGTCATTCAGCTATGCAGGAGACAAGAATCGCCAGCTGACCCGTTACAGCGATACCCGCTGGCATGAAGATTCCGTTCGTAACCGCTGGTTCAGCGTAATGGCGGGGCCGTCTGTGCGCGTGAATGAATGGTTCAGCGCGTATGCGATGGCGGGTGTAGCTTACAGCCGTGTGTCGACTTTCTCCGGGGATTATCTTCGCGTAACTGACAACAAGGGGAAAAAGCACGATGTGCTGACCGGAAGTGATGACGGTCGCCACAGCAACACGTCTCTGGCGTGGGGGGCTGGCGTGCAGTTTAACCCGACCGAATCCGTGGCCATTGATATTGCTTATGAAGGCTCCGGCAGTGGCGACTGGCGCACTGACGGTTTCATCGTGGGTGTCGGTTATAAGTTCTGATTAGCCAGGTAACACAGTGTTATGACAGCCCGCCGGTTCAGGCGGGCTTTTTTGTGGAGTGGATATGGCAGCAGTAAAAATCTCAGGTGTGCTGAAAGATGGTGCGGGAAAACCAATACAGAACTGCACTATTCAACTGAAGGCAAAGCGTAACAGCACCACGGTACTGGTGAACACGGTGGCCTCTGAAAATCCGGATGAAGCCGGGCGTTACAGCATGGATGTTGAGTATGGTCAGTACAGCGTCACCCTGCTGGTTGAAGGTTTTCCGCCTTCACATGCCGGGACCATTACCGTCTATGAAGGTTCCAGACCAGGTACGCTGAATGATTTTCTCGGTGCCATGACGGAAGATGATGTCATGCCGGAGGCATTGCGTCGTTTTGAGGCAATGGTGGAAGAAGCGGCACGCAACGCCGAAGCCGCCTCTCAGAGCGCAGCAGCGGCAAAGAAATCCGAAACTGCAGCGGCATCATCGAAGAACGCGGCGAAAACCTCAGAAACAAATGCAGCTAACAGCGCACAGGCGGCAGCGTCCTCGCAGACTGCATCGGCAAACTCCGCGACAGCAGCCAAAAAATCAGAAACCAACGCGAAAAATAGCGAGACAGCCGCAAAGACGAGCGAAACCAACGCAAAGTCCAGCCAGACGGCAGCGAAAACAAGCGAAACGAATGCCAAAGCCAGTGAAACTGCGGCAAAAAACAGCCAGGTTGCAGCAGCCCAAAGCGAGAGCGCGGCAGCCGGTTCTGCGACTTCAGCAGCTGGATCAGCAACTGCTGCGGCTAACAGCCAGAAAGCTGCGAAGACGAGTGAAACTAACGCAAAGTCCAGCCAGACGGCAGCGAAGACCAGCGAAACGAATGCCAAAGCCAGCGAAACTGCGGCGAAAAACAGTCAGGATGCAGCAGCCCAAAGCGAGAGTGCTGCAGCTGGTTCTGCAAGCGCGGCGGCTGCTTCTGCCACTGCATCAGCCAACAGTCAAAAAGCAGCAAAAACCAGTGAAACCAATGCAAAGACAAGCGAGACTGCAGCGGCGAACTCGGCGAAAGCATCCGCTGCAAGCCAGACCGCTGCAAAAGCAAGTGAAGACGCAGCCAGAGAGTATGCAAGCCAGGCAGCAGATCCGTATAAATATGTCTTACAGCCGCTGCCTGATGTGTGGATACCGTTTAACGATTCACTGGATATGATTACGGGCTTTTTGCCATCATATAAAAAGATTGTTATTGGTGACGACGAAATAACGATGCCTGGCGACAAGATTGTTAAGTTTAAACGTGCATCGAAAGCAACCTATATTAACAAATCTGGTGTGCTGACAGAGGCTGCCATTGATGAGCCACGATTTGAACGTGATGGCCTGCTTATTGAGGGGCAAAGAACTAATCTTCTGCTTAATTCAACAAATCCATCTAAATGGAATAAGTCAGGCAATCTGGAACTCACAGAAATATCCACGGATTCTTTTAATTTTACTTATGGGAGATTTACTGTAAAAGATACTCTTATTGGTCAGACAAGTGCTATTAATATCGTAACGATTTCTGGCAGTAAAGGGTTTGATGTCACAGGTGATGAAAAATATGTGACCATTTCATGCCGTGTAAGAAGTGATGTTGAAAATATAAGGTGTCGTTTAAGATTTGAACACCATGATGGTTATACTTACACTTTTTTGGGAGATGCTTACCTCAATTTATCAACACTTGTAATTGATAAAACTGGTACTGCTGCAGACCGTATTATTGCAAAGGCTGTAAAAGATGAGGTTACTGGTTGGATTTTCTATCAGGCTACAATTAATGCACTAGATACAGAGAGCATGATTGGTGCGATGGTTCAATACGCTCCTGTAAAAGGTTCAGGTACAGCATCTGGAGACTATCTGGATATCGCAACTCCACAAGTGGAAGGTGGATCAAGTGCTTCGTCATTTATTGTAACTGATATAACTGCAAGCACTCGCGCAAGCGATATGGTGACAGTCCCAATCAAGAATAACCTTTATAATCTTCCTTTTACGGTTCTTTGTGAGGTACATAAGAACTGGTATAAAACGCCAAATGCAGCACCGCGTGTTTTTGATACCGGCGGTCATCAAACCGGAGCGGCTATTATTCTTGGCTTCGGTCGTTCAACAGATTACGACGGATTTCCTTATTGTGATATAGGTTTGGCTAACAGACGGGTAAACGAAAACGCATCGCTTGAAAAAATGGTTATGGGGATGCGTGTAAAGTCAGATCAGTCTACGTGCTCAGTAAGTAACGGGCGTATATCCAGCGAAAAGAAAGCCACATGGTCCTATATTCAGAACTCCGCAATTATCCGTATTGGAGGCCAGACTACAGCCGGGTTGCGTCATTTATTTGGTCATGTCAGGAATTTCAGAATATGGCACAAGGCATTGACTGATGCTCAGATGGGGGAGTCAATCTAATGAAAGATTTAACACTCAAATTTGCAGACAGGGCCGACTTTTCGGCCTTTATGGATAGCATTGGCTATTATGATGACGAGTCGATGCAGGATGATATTCTTATTGACGTGATAGGTAACGTGTACAAAGAAACCGGAGAACTGACTGAAGATGGCGAACCGGTATGTGTTAAGGAAGATGGATATTTTGTAAACGTGCGCATCATTAATGATGCAAAAAAATCGTTAATATTCGATGAATACGCGGTTGTAGTTGAACATCAACTTCGTGGCTGGATGTGAGGGAGACAAATGGCTACATCGACAGTAATTCCAGGAGACATCACCACGTTAAAGGGAGATGTCAGTAAAGCCAAGGAAGATATTTCCTCAATTAACGGAAAAGTATCAACGCTTCAGGCTGATATGACCAGTGCAAAGCAGGATATCAGCACCAGATACACAAAAACTGAAGTTGATAATAAGCTGAAAAACAAACTGGAAGTGAACGCTCTGGAAAGCGGTCGTTATGGTGGAGATTTTTACCCGTTGACTGGCCGTGAAGCGTTTTATTTGTGGGGATTGGGCACGACTACAGCGGCGGCAAACCTTTATCTTAATCCTGACCCCGCAATTTCGTCTGTGCTGCGGTCAACATCGTCTATCCGCTATAAACATTCAGTAGAGACAATAGATTCAGAGCACGCCGATCTCATTTTCAGGATGCGCCCTGTGTGGTACAGGTCACAATGCGAAAATGACAGGCGTGACTGGGGATTCTACGGATTGATTGCCGAGGAAGTAGGAGAAATTGCCCCTCAGTTTGTACACTGGCGACCAGCTAACGAAGATGATGCACCGGAAGCTATTTCCAGCAATGGCCTTGTTGCCGAAGGTGTAATGTACGAACGTCTGGTTGTTCCACTGATTCACCATATCCAGAAGCTGACTGAAAGAGTTGATGAACTTGAGTCAGAATTAAAGTTGTTATCCGTTTCCCGAAGCGATATCGGATAAAGGAGGAGTAATGGATATAACACCTTTCCTTCATGCGCTTTGTGCTGTGGCTGCGCAGCTACTGATTGGTCTTTTTACCGGGAACTGGGCTTACGGGGCGATAGCTGGTTGTACGTTCTTCATTGCGCGTGAACACACCCAGGCAGAATATCGCTGGATTGAAATGTTCGGGCATGGCAAGCGAATGAATATGCCGTGGTGGGGCGGTTTTGATCCGCGCGCGTGGGATGTGGCAAGCCTGATGGATTTTGCTGTGCCGGTGGTGGCGTGTCTGCTGGTCTGGCTGTTGGTTAATCGTGGGTGAAAAAAGGTGAGCTGTATATGCAACGGAGGAAGAAACCTCGTTGCTGGAAGCCTGGAAGAAGTATCGGGTGTTGCTGAACCGTGTTGATACGTCAACTGCACAGGATATTGAATGGCCAGCACTGCCGTAGGGTAAAACATATAAATTCTATAATTAGATGTATCTTTCCATTTACGGCAAGGAAGGGGGCTTGGAAGACGTAAAGCATCTCACACCGAGATTATTTTTTATATGTCAGGTGTCTGAAGTTTTGCTTTGGCTCTTAAAATGGTTTGCCGCGAGGTTTTGAATTCCCGGGCAATGGCACTTATACTTACACCTGACTTAATTCGTTCGAATACCACCTGTTTCTGTTCTTCATTTAACACAGGTGGTCGACCAAAACGTTTCCCTGCGCCGCGGGCTCTTACTATCCCGGAATGAGTGCGTTCAAGTAAAAGGTCTCGTTCAAATTCAGCGACTGCTGAAATTACGTGCATCATCATTTTTCCTGTTGGACTGGTCAGGTCAATGCCCCCCAATGCTAAGCAATGCACTCTGATACCTGTTTCGGTCAGTTGTTCCACTGTTTTCCTGATATCCATTGCATTACAACCAAGGCGATCCAGTTTTGTCACAATCAATTGATCACCACATTTCAGGCGAGCAAGCAACCGGTTAAAACCAGGACGCTCACTGGTTGCTGCTGAGCCGCTAATGTGTTCTTCGATTATTTGCTGAGGTTTGATTTTAAAACCTGCACTTTCGATTTCCCGGCGTTGATTTTCGGTGGTCTGATCCAGCGTTGATATCCGACAGTAAGCAAAAATTCGAGACATAGTGAGACTCTATACGAAATTGGTGTTCATATCATAATGCATCTCAGAAAATAATTTTGATTATTTTTGTGCATATTTGTATGTACACGTTCGAAAATAAACGAATGCGTATGCAACCCCGTAACTTTGGTGAGACCCAAAATCGATTTTGTGAAAAATGGCTTTAACTCGGTTTGTTTTTCGAGTTCCGGGCGGACTCAAGGAAGAAGAATAGTGTTGCGTGTTATTTTAACCAGATTTCAAGTTGTTTGGTCGTGGAAAAGTGGAGCAAAATGTTGTTAAAGTGGAAAAATGATAAAAAAGTAAGTTTATTATATTACATTTTACCATTTAAATTTTGGTTGTCTTTAAGAACTGATATCGCTGTTTGTAATAATTCTTTGTTATCCAGCCATGACTTTTTCTTTATGTTTCCTTCAATGTAATCAAGCAATGTTCTGGTATTGATAGGTCTTCCCTGTTTTGCTACTTCCACGACAGCATCTCCCAGGATAATTCTGACTTCAGGAAGCTGCGCAGGGAACCACTTTAGGGTGTCTTTTGATTTCAT